GGTAACAATATATTTAAAAAGCTAACTGAAAAATACCCTTTTATAACCTTGTGCGTTTACGCCAACGTGGAGTATATAGGAGTAGTACAAAATCGCGACGAGATCGTGACCACTATCTACGACTTTGGGGTCATACAAAATCAAACCGACAAGTTGGAATTTTTAGAACTGGCGGGACAATGGTGGTGGGAAAGCAATCACAGCATACCCATAAACATATTTTTGCGTGGAGACTGGGACCGATTCAAATCCACTTTGCGCACATTCTCAAACAAAGATCTAGAAATTTTACACGGCCCAATCTGCAGCCTTCAAGACATAGCTCGCAAAAAAAGCAAGCGAAAATCAATCACGCTTGTGCGTCGGATGGATTGAGAAGATTCATGTGCAACGCCACCAAAGCTGCGTAACTTATTGCATGTGCTTTTTTGAATGTGTATCCTTGGCTGGTGTCTCCGTCCCATACTGATGCAAACACTTGATCCCAGGGTTGTCTCTGTAGGTGTGCTTTGCCCGGACGAATAATTGATATAAAAGCAGCCAATCTTGGTATTGAATCTGGCTTCATTTCTTTCAACAAATCATAGTAATTGCCCACGTGTGCTAGTTGCCTAACCCATTGAGCATCAGTCCACAGTCGGCTCCATGGCGGAGTTGCGGCCAGCATGGCTTCGTAGTGCTCAGGTGTTTGAATCAAGCTGTACACACTCATGTTCAAAAAGTCCAGTTTGAAATAGCCACGTTGTTCTGCTTGTTCATAGTCTATGGCTGCACACCCATTTATGGGATCATGCGGAATGTCTGTTACATACACACCTGAGTTATGTCGACGCACTTGACCTTGTGTCTCTTGTCGTGCAGGCGTGTGCTGAATTAATTTCAGCGCATCATCTCTGTCAGCAAAATCAATGTCAATATCTGCGCTCATTTTATATCACACAATGCTGTGGTCATTTTTAATGCATCTTCAGCACGATCACGTGCCAACAATGCATCGGCCACTGTAGGATGTTTGGAAGCAAGTTCCTTGATGTGTTGTTCATCAGCCATTTTTTGCATTGCCCACCTAATAGCTGATTGCGTTACACTGTCTAGTTCAATCTGTGGATAACTGGACTGTATTGGCAACCATGCACTGCCATCATACACTTCAAAATTGCCGCCAACGTAGCGAACCATGCCAGCACTGGCTCTGGTAGTGTCAATGTAGGGTGCATTATACACACTACCTGAAATGTGTATGCCTGCACCACTTGTGATATTTCTAATCATGTTACCATCCTGCTCTTGTTAGTATTTCTTGTGCATACGCTTGGTCTTCGGGATGTTCGGCAAATCGTTTGCTCCATGTATCACTGTTGATGTAGGGCCAGATCATTTCTACTTGTTGTGAGTGCAAACTGGACAAGAACTTCTGCCCTGACTCTGAATTGTAAATTGCCCAGGGTGATATCCTGCCGGCAGTGATAGCATAGCATATGGCATGTGTATTGCCATATCGCATGCAGTCATGTGGCTGTGCCTGTGTTTTTTCTGCCCAGTCAACGCTGAATTCAATTGCTCTGGCCAGTGCATCATCTACGGCTTCGTGTTGCAGGTGATACAGCAAGTATTCAGTGTAGACTTTGTCAGAGCACCAGTTGTCAATTTTTTTGTTGTGCTTCAACAACCAGTCGATCATGCGTGGGGGATTTATTACCGCAGTGTCTATGCAATAACGTCCAAACTTCACAAATGCTCGATAATAAGGACTGTCTGCAAACTCGTCAAATGACTTGGCTTTGCTGCCACCTTGCACCATGCGATAGAACTGCAGATAAGCCTGCAAGCCCAGCTGAACACCGCGATCACTCTGCTCCATGCGACGACGTTTGGGTTCGCACATGTGAGCCACAATAGTGTTTTCACGGGCAAATGTTTTTTTACAAAACTCGCATTGATATGACATTTTACTTTTTGTCTTGACCAGCAGATCTGTTGTAGGCGTCAATTTCTTTTTGCGTGGTCAGCTGCATCATTACATCAATCTCATCGTCTTTGTAAGTGGGGTAGATCTCTTGCAGACCTTTTCTTTTGGCGCTGACGCCGGCTTCTTTTTTCTTGGGCGCAATCCAAGTGTGTCTAGGAGTGCCCATGTCAGGACTGACTGCTGTGGCCATCAGCCACTGTAGCTTTTTGTGAGCAGTGGTGTTTACTGCAAAGAAGTGTTTGTTGAGTCGCTCGTTGGTGGAGATAACATAGAACTCTTGTAGGTCTCGCGACCCTTCCACTGAACTACCCCAACGAATCATCAAGAACGGCGAGAATTTTTTGCGTTCTTCGTCTGTGAGTTCGTTGTAGAAGTCTCGATTTTTGCGATCAAATTGTCGCATCTCGTTGGCAATTGTTAGTTTATCACTCATCAGTTTTACTAAGTTTATAAATCATTATAGCACGATCTAGGGCATCTTGTAAAGTGGGATTGGTGCGAGCAGTACGGCGTATGTCTCCCCAGAGTTTGTCTTGACGCATGTGATCATGCAAGGACCGCCCATCAGCAGTGCGTGAGTCTGAAGTTTTGTAAGGATCATAGTCTGCACCAGATTCGTATCCTACCACTTGACGTGTGCTTGGGTCTGCGCCAAACTCACGAGCATAAACAATACCTTCAGCACGTTCATAGATGTATGTTGCGCCTGGCTTCAACGTACCCATTAGTGATTCCTTGTGCCATCAAACACACAGTTGAATACCAAGTGCATTTCGCCATCGTTGATCACCCGGTGAAATGCACCATCGGGAATCAAGATAATATCTCCGGCACTGACTCTAAACTTTTCATTGTCTACCAGCATCATGCCTGTGCCTTGCACAAAGAAGTAAACTTCTTCCTGGCCCTCGTGACTGTGCCCACGTGTGGCCTGGCCTCGATACAGTTTGGTCGAACTCAACACAAGATTTTTCAAGGTCTTGTTGTCTTTAAGCAAGTAGGTTTCGTTGTCTTTGACAATTTCGCCACCAACATCATGATTAGTATATTTCAAGTTCATAGTATCACCATGCTTTGTTGTAGTCCACAATTTCGCAGTTGCGACTGACATCCTTGACAAAATAAACGCAGTCAGGTTCAGGATCATCACTCAACGGCACTGCCAGCATTTGTCCATTTTTAAGTTTGGGTGCATACCACGAAACTTCATGATACACATCCAGGATCTCAATGTCGGGAAAACTAGGACGAAAGCTGGTCAACGGATTGAATTGAAATACTCGGAATCCTCGGTCGTTGATCGAAGTCAAAGGCAACACTTCAAGGTCGCCTACTTCGGGTTCACCGATCAGGATCTGCCAGTCCATGGGCATACGCACTGTGTTGTTGCCTATCCTCAATACCAGGGCTGGTGCAGTAAAACTTTCCAAAAAGATAAGTGGTATAAAATGATAATCTGGGTCTGCCGGATTTGAATTGTCTAGGATAGCAAATCGCATGTCGTCAATTTCTTCAGGCAGGTGATCTAGATTGTAGTGTTGATTGTCTAAGGTTAGTATACGCATATAATTTTATTTTAACATCATTGTTTCAAACTGTCAACAATTTTACAATGTATCTTGGCAGCAACTATTTCTTGCGTAGCTCGATCAGTGTGAAACGGGGAATCGTATTCTCGGTTGGATTCTGAAAATTTGTAAGCTGGAGCTCCAATATCGTCGTCGTTGAAACACAAAGTTTTTATGCCTTGCTTTTCGCAGCGACTTTCCCAATATTCAAAAATCCACCGATCTGTTTGTGTCTGTAAAGTATCATTGTACAGATATTTGAAATATAAATTAACCGCAGTTATTTGTTCTTTGGTCAGCTTAAAAAACGGGCTATTTTCCATGTTCAATCTTCCGGTGCTGATAATCATACTTCCTTCTTTGCTATTGTCATCAGCACCTACACCTCCAACGTAAGGTGTATGCGAACTAGAAAAACCTGGATCGTAGTAGATAAAATTTTTTAGACTGTCAGTGGTATTATAGTATGCATCTCTTACATACAAATCTAGTCTGCTGCTCCATGTTCTATTGTAAACAATTATGTCAGGATTGAGCTTTGCTGCTTGCTCAATTTGAAACCAGATAGCTGTATTACTCATAGCACCGTGAGCAAGATTCAGCACTTGGTATCCGTACTGATCTTCCAGTATCTGACTAAAGTGAGCTCGTGGTCCAGTCAGCAGACTTTCTCGAGCACTGCTTGCACAAAAACTATCACCGCATACAATTATTTTCATGCTATTTTCATCCAGTCTAATTTTTCCGCAGTAAACGGATAGTTGGCATCTCGATAAAACTGTTTGCGTTTGGTCAAGTGACGCTTGGCAAACTTGCAAGTACTTGTCACGTCCCAGATTTGTACGTGGTCTTTGTCCTCTGCTTTTCTAATACCTCGCCCAATACTTTGAATAACACGTACAAAGCTCTTACCAGGTTCAACCAGCACCAAATTAAAAATGCGAGGAATATTGATACCCACGGCTGCAACTCCGTATGTGGCCACAATGATTTTGTCTGTTGCGTTGGCCACTTGATCATATTCATCCTGTCGGTCTTTTGATTTGGTAGCACCCGACACAAACACTGCCTTGTCGCCCAGGCGTGCTACCAGTTCAGTGCCTGCTGCCACACGGTCCACCAACACTAGGGTATTACCAGTTTCGTTGATCTGCAGGATCAGCCCTGCCATGGCGTCTAGCCTGCCCTTTTCCTCCAGCAAGTATTTGAGCTCACTTTGATAGTTGCTGAACTCCACATGGTCCAACAGTTGCACAATATTCACATGGCACTGTGCCAACACACCACGGTCCTGTAGTTCGCTAGCACTGAGCTTGCTGATAACTGGTCCCAGGCTCACCAGCAGACTTTGGCTTTCAAACTTTTCTTTGGGCACTGTACCTGTGAGACCCCAACGAATTGGCACTCGCGACATCACACCTGTGAGCATGGTTTTGAGTGCATCAGCTTTGGCCATGTGTACTTCGTCTACTATGACACATACCACCCCTTCAATAAAATCCAGCATGGTAAAGTCTGCAACACCGCCGGCACTGTTTTTCATCAGCACGTTGAGACTTTGCCAAGTGCAAATGGTATGCGTCTTGCCCAGCTCTTTGCGATCGCCAAAATACACACCCACATCCAGTCCTAGATTGATGTAGTCCTTTTCAGTCTGCCGCACAAGGTCTTTGTTGGGCACAATAATGATTGACCTGCCGTATTTTTGCACGTTCCAACTCAGAGCTGCTGTCATCAAAGTCTTGCCTGCACCTGTGGCCACTTCTTGAATGCACTGTGGGTTCTGTAGATAATTGTTCACAATCTCTACCTGATAGTCACGCAACATCACAGGCTGTCCTGCCATAGGATGCCCCACAGGCCACATTGTGTCCTGGAATGTGTGTTCCTGCATGGCATCAAATTCAAATGTGTTGGAGTAATCACGCTGATCATCCAGTTCAATGTTGTAGTCGTACTGCTCCAGGATGGGAATGATCTCGGGCAATAGATTGATATAACTGCTGCCACCCAACTGAAAGTAGGCCACTTTGCCATCCCACCGACCCAGTCTCACAGCAGGTTGATACCGAGCTCCGGGTATTTCGTATTTGAATGTGTTCACTAGTTTTTTACGCACATCAAGATCCAGCCCCTCTATCTTGATATTGACTTCGTCTCGGATTACTATGGTTGCTAATTTCATTGTATATGTATATTTGTCACTTGTTGTCTGACTGCTATTTCCTGCAACAATTGATCTCGTGGCATGGTCTCTATCAGCTGTGCTACCGGAAACCGCAATGGTTGTAGTTGCGTGTTGTCAAAAGATTCAAACCCACGATTGTGAAAAAACTCACGGTGTGTTGAGTAGTATTGTTGCATACTTGCATGGGTTTTGTCAAGTGCTGGTGTGTCGTATTCAAAAAATCTCACCACAAAGTCACTGCTGTAGTACGAGAATGGACGAAATGCATCATCTCCAATGTAGCGATCATTGTCTCTGGCAAGATCTTCTAGAGTCTTGCCTATTTCGCAGTAGTTTAAGCATACACTGCCCCAGAGAGGATTCACAGTGCCGTATTGTTGTTGTACAGTCAGAGGCAAGGTGTGTTGTTTGGGTTGTCCATACCAAGTACACACCAGTCTAGGAGTTGGAGTAGACTGAGCAGTTTCACATCGATGTACAGCCAAGTTGAGATCAGCCAGTGCTGTTCGAATTGAGTCTGGGGCAGATATCCAGTATTCACTGTTCTGCTGATCCAACAGACCGTGATATTGTTCAAAGATGTTGTGCAGATAATTCAGGGTGTCTTGATCGTGCACATCTGCCAATGCACGGTGTGCAATGTGCTGGTGCTGATTGATGATGGCTACACAGCGATTGATTTCTGCTACCGCACGATCTGCTTCTGTTTTGGCACTGTCAAAACCGTAGAACCGCCGAGGGTGATCCAAGGGCCAAGCATGACGTTGGCTCATTCGCTCCTGCCACAGCTCTGCTACCGGAGTGTCTAGCACACGAAATTGCAAGGTCAAATCTTCAAGCTGGATGTATAAAATACTCATGACTCAGTATATACTTACCGCAACAAAAAGTCAAAAAAACAGGTACCTTTTTAGGGGTACCTGTTGTAAAGCCCGGGCCGGAGCCAACCGTATAGTGCCCAGGAAAAATCAATACAAAAATTTATGAGAACCCTTTACCAAATATTTTCAGTTGAATTGGATGTGCTTCTCCGTCTTCTCGAGCAGCAATGGTTTCCATTTCCCGCTGACTAGGATAGTGTCTCAGACAGCGAGCGGCTTGTTGGCGAATGGATCGTGGCACCCGTGGTGTAGTCTTGGGATTCAGCAGATCTTTGAGAAAACTTTCTGTAAAGATCACTGCATTGGTACGCTCACGTGGCACTGTCATTCTTCACTCACTGGTTGAACTTGAAAGCCTGATTCCACAGCTTCGTCAGCTTCGTACTTGGTATCAACCTTGTACAAAAACAAATCGCCGTCCCAAATTTCAAACATTTGTCAATTCCTTTATTTCATATCCTGAGTGCGGGTACCTTGCAATCAACCATTCCAACAGACCTGGTTCCCAAGGCAGTGTAATATCACCTGCACGATTAGCAATGTATTTTACTGTCATGTATATTCCTTACAAAATTGCATTGGCCGCGGCTGCGGCATTCCAGGCACTAAACACAATGCTTGTCCAACCCAGGCCATTGTGCCCAGCTTCAAAATCACGCTTGGCCCATTTCAGCATGAGCCATGCAAGAAAAATATTCAAAATGACCCATACGCTCATAACACCACCGCAATCAAAAAAATAAACAAAGCCACAACAGGATGTCCAAACAACAAGGCCATCATGGCAAGTATGGTTCCATAGAAGGCCTTGTCACTGCTCATTAGGCACTCTTCATGCAAGTAGTCTCTGCCAACCGCTTCCAGTTCAGCATACTCATCTTGCGCAAGTCTGCAATCTTGATTGCCATACGCAAACTCATTTCACGCAGTCGATCCTGATTCACATTCATAAAGTCAATGATCTCGTCTTGCACTTCGGGTGCAAAGTCGTAGTCCGCAAACAACACGCCGTCTTTGGCAATTTGCTTGATACGCAAGATCTTGTCACGCATGGTGTCCAAGGTCAAGTCCAAGTAGTGGCATCGGCTTTGCAATGCATCCAAGTGGTCCCGCAGTTTCTGCGATTTCATCTTGTCAAACTTCAAGTTTGTGATAAAGATGGCACTGCCTTTGAATTCAAAACTGTCTGGGATTCCTTCGCGGCGCAGGCTGCTGGATTCACTCAACCAGGAGATCTTGCGCTTCTTGCCTGAGTCCAGGGCACCTTTTAGCAAGTTAAGAGCAACGTCATCCAGCAAGATGCTGTCGCAGTCGTCAAACACAACCACACAGTTCTCATCTGAGTACTTGTACAAGGTCTGGTACAAGCCAATTGGGGTAGCACTACCTTTGACAACTTCGGCACGGAGACGCTTGCCTGCCAGCTTGTCAAACATTGTGGCTTTGTCAATTTCTTGCTCAACACCAAAGCTTTTGCCTACGCCCGGGGGGCCGCTCACAATCATGGCACGGATGTCGCCGCTGACAGTGGCTTTGGTCATTTCGTGCAGGATGTCAAAACGCTCACGGATACGATCCATGGCTTGCTCATCAGTTTCTGTTGCACGGGACAGGATTGGCTCTGTGGGTTTTTCTGTAGTCATGCCGTTAGTATATTCAATATCAGAGATGTTGTCTACACTGATACGAATCGTTTCAGGGCAGTTTGGAAAAGTTCCGTTGTTTTTGACAGTAACATAGTTACCTTTGGCACCAGATTGGAAACCGCTCACAAGAAAGAATTCTTGATTACGGACGGGTTTGTTACGGTAGGTACCGTTTACTACGCGAATTGCACTCATGGTTGGCTCCTTTAGTGTGCGTTAAAATTATATTATAGCAAATTGGGAATTAAGCGTCAACCTTGACACCTTCGATTCCGAACTGTTCCAGCAACACGGCACGGCAGGCATCTATGGTGCGTTTGGTTACTACCACCTTACCACCAAAGAACCCCACGTAGAGATTGCGATGCTCTACAAACTTGATTGCACCATCGGCACCAGTGTGCTTTTGACGAGCTGTGGACTTGGCCGCTGTCTTTTTAACCGCAGGCTTTGGTGTGGGCTTCACAGCCTTTTCTGCTGTCACAGACACTTGAGCTTTGGAGGCAGAGTTTGCAAACCCATGCTTCTTGTCATACTTGGCAATTTGCTCAGGAGTCATGCCCCAGGTAGCCAGCAGTCGTTTGACTTCTGTTCCAGGCAGTTGATTCCAATGAATGATCTTGTCGGTCCAGTTCTGCATGTTGGCTCCTTTTTGTTAAACTATGCTATATTATAGCAAATTGGGAATATTCGGTCAACCGCGGTTTTATGCTGTTTTTCGTGTGCTTTGATGCGTTTGTGCAACATCTAGGGAATTTAAACGCCCTTGAAGTGAAAAATGTGTACTTTAGTACTGATTTTTGGGGGTAAAACTGCAAACTCAAGTACTACTTTTAGCCCGGTTATTCTGCTAGGCCTACGCTCTTCTTGATTTCGTAGCGAGCAATCTTCTCGTCAAAGTACATGCGAGTACCTTCCATATAAGGACTGGCTACCACAATCTCGCCTAGCTCTGCGGCCAACTGTTGGGCAAAGCGAGCAAGAATACTTTGAGTATCTTCCGACTG